GGTGCGAAGCGAGCCCAGACACCCCGTAGTGATACCCCTCTGGATTCACCCGCCACCGCCCGGGTTTACCTGCTTGGCTAAGGGTCTTTCCATTGCCGAAGCGGCGCGAAAGCTCGAGATCCCGCGCTCGACGGTGCGCGAGTGGGCGGCCTCGAAGCTGTTCCACTGCAACAAGGACGGCTCGGTCTCGCCGCGCGGAATGAAAGAGCTCGCCGTGCTGGCCGAAGAGAAAGACGACGACGAGGACAGCGCCGGCGAATCAGCCGATCTAAAGCGGCTGCTCCTCAAGGCCCGCGGCGAGAAGGAGCGCGCGATCGCCGAGCTGCGCAAGATCGAGCTCGAGCACAAGCAGGGCCGCTTCGTCGAAACCTCCGAGGTTCGATCCGCGACGCAGTCGGTGTGCGAACAGATCCGCGCGCAGCTTCTCTCGCTCCCGTCGCGGATCGTGCGAGTCGCCGAGGCGGCGATCGCCGCGGGGAAGAAGACCGCCGAGATCGAGGCGCTGATCTCCGACGAAGTGAATCGGATCCTCGAGGCCTTGCACACGATGCGCTTCGCCGGTGAGGCGTGAGCGTCGCCCTGCAGATCGTCTACGGCGCGGCGCGCCTGGCGCTTGTGCCGCGCCCGCGCATTCCGGTCTCCGAGTGGGCCGACGCGCACCGGACGGTGGCACCCGGCACCTCTCCAGAGCCCGGCCCGTGGCGGACCAACCGCGTGCCCTATCTCCGCGAGCCGATGGACGCGGTGAGCGACCCCGCCGTCGAGCGCGTCGTCTGCATGTGGGCTTCGCAGCTCGGGAAGTCGGAGTTGCTGATCAACGTGATCGGCTACTTCGTTCACCAGGACCCGTCGCCGATTCTCTTCGTGCAGCCGACAGAGGGAGCGGCCGACTCGTTTTCGAAGGAGCGCCTCGCGCCGACGTTCCGCGAGTCGCCGTCGCTGCGAAACCTGATCAGCGAGACCGAGCGCGACAAGGACAACACGATCCAACTGAAGAAGTTTCCCGGAGGCTACCTCGCGATGGCCTGGGCCACGTCGCCGACGGCGCTCGCCTCGCGGCCGATCCGGATCGTCCTCTCCGACGAGATCGATCGCTGGGTGGTGAGCACCGGAAAAGATGGCGACCCGCTGGCGCAGGCGATCCAGCGCACGGCGAATTTTCACAACCGAAAGATCGTCCTGATCTCGACGCCCACCACCGAGGGGGAATCCGCGATCGAGCGCGCCTACGAGGACACCGACCAGCGGAGATTTCACGTTCCGTGTCCTCGGTGCGGCGTCTTCCAGGTTCTCGAATGGTCCGGTGTGATTTACAAAAACGCCGTCGGGGAAGTCGACCTCGACAACGTCTACTATCGCTGCGCGGACTGCAAGGGCCGTATCGAGGAGCGCGACCGGCCGGCGATGATCGACGCTGGCGAGTGGAAGCCGGAGAACCCGGGCCACGCGCACCGAGGCTTTCAGCTCTCGTCGCTCTATTCTCCGTGGGTGCGCTGGTCCGAGCTTGCCGCCGAATGGGCCAGGGCGAACAAAGACCGCGACCAGCGAGGGAAGAAGGAATTCATCAACCTGCGGCTGGGCGAGTTGTGGATCGAGAACCGCGACGAGATCACCGTCGAGGCGCTGGAGAAGAATCGCGAGGAGTACGAGGCCGAGATCCCCGACGGCGCCCTGCTGCTCGTCGCCGGCGTCGACGTGCAGGACAACCGCCTCGAGGTCGAGATCGTCGGGTGGGGAGCGCTGAAGGAATCGTGGGGGATCCACTACGCGATCCTCCCCGGGGACACCTCGACGCCGGCGCCGTGGGTGGCGCTCGACGCGCTGCTCGCGCGCACCTGGTCGCGCGCCGACGAGTCGAAGGTCCCGCTCTGGTGCGCCTGCATCGACTCGGGCGGCCACCGCACCGACGAGGTCTACGAGTTCTGCCGCGACCGCACGGCGCGCAACGTATTCGCGGTGAAGGGCTACGCCGGCGCCGGGCGGCCGATCGTCGGGAAGCCGACGCTCAACAAGCTGCGCGCGAACCTGTTCGCAGTCGGCGTCGACGGTGCGAAGGAGGTCCTCTACTCGCGGCTGATGCTCGCACTCCCGGGCCCGGGCGCCTGCCACTTCCCGGTGGCGCGCGAGACCGGCTACGACGCCGAGTACTTCAAGGGCCTGGTCTCGGAGCGCCGCAAGGCGAAGGTCCGCGCCGGCCGCCGCGTCCTCGCGTGGGTGCAGACGTACGCACGCAACGAGCCGCTCGACTGCCGGGTCTACGCGACGGCGGCGATGGAGCTGGTGGTTTCGACGAACGGCGGCGACGCCTACCTGGCGCAGCTCGCCGCGGCCGAGGAGAAGCGGCGTGGAGCGCCGGCGCCCGCGTCGGCTCCGATGGCTGCACCTCGGCGGCGAGTTCATTCGCGAGGAGTCGAGTGAGCGCGAAGCCGAAAACACTCCGTCTCCCCGACGCGCTGCTCGAGCGCCTGGAAAGGATCGCGAAGATGAATGCGACCGATTTGTCGACGGCAATGCGCTTTGCGATCCAACGCGGCGTGAAGTGCATCGAGGAGGATTTGCAGCCGCCGGCGCCTCGGCCGTCGACGGAAAACCCGCCCGATCCGCTGGTGTCGCCCTCGCATCCTGCTCAAAGGCGCGTGTTGTCACCTGGCGTGCGGTGACCCAAGGTCGATTTTTGTACACGCCTCCACACCGACGGGGCGCCCCTGCCGGCCCGATGACAGAAATTTTTCGCACCCCTTCCGAACCGTCTCCGATTCAGTCATTTGCTCGTGTGTGGCCCTGTCGCTCGAAGAAGCACAAGCCCTCCGCGCTGCCTGGTTGGCGGCGCTGCAGGCCGTAGCGACGGGGCAGTCGTACACTATTGCAGGCCGTACCCTCACCCGCGTCGACGCGAAGTACATCCAGCAGCAGTTCTCGAAGTACGACCAGTCCGTCGACCAGCTCGCCGCCGGTAAGACCGCAGGGATCCCGATCTTCCGCGTCATGCCGAGGGACGTGTAGCCGTGGGTCTCCTCGACCGCGCCCTCGGCCTCGTCGAGCAGATCGCCCCCGAGTGGGGCCTGCGCCGCGAGCATGCGCGACAGAAAACCGCGCTGATCAAGAACCAGGGCTACTCGCAGCATGGTGCGTCGCGTTTCACCAAGTCGATGGCCGGCTGGGTCACGGCCCGCGGCGGTCCCGACGCTGACATCACGCTCAACCTCGACCTCCTGCGCCAGCGCTCCCGCGACCTCTGCATGGGCGAGCCTCTGGCGATCGGCGCGCTGAAGACGATCCGCACCAACGAGATCGGCGCCGGCCTCAAGCTCAATTCGCAGATCGACGCCAAGTTCCTCGGCCTCACCGACGACCAGGCGATCGAATGGGAAGAGGCCACCGAGCGCGAGTTCGCGCTCTGGGCCGATAGCCTCTCCTGCGATGCTTCCCGTCGCTGCAACCTCGGCGAGCTCGAGGCGCTCGCGCGTCTCTCGGAGCTCATGAGCGGCGACGTCTTCGTGATGCTCCCATCGATCCAGCGCGCCGGCGATCGCTACGACCTCAAGGTCAAGCTCCTCGAGGCTGACCGCGTCTCCGATCCGTGGCCCTACCCCGTCGGGACCAACACCCTCGGCGGCGTCAAGGTCGACGAAGACGGCGCGCCGATCTCCTACTACGTCGCGCGCGTTCACCCGGGCGACCTCTTCCTCCCCGGCACCTACGGCGGCTACGGCGCCTACGCCTTCGGCGCGGTCTCGGTCCCGCCGATGATCGAGGGCGGCATCTACGGCGCGCAGTGGAACCATTGGGACGAGGTCCCCGCCTTCGGCGCAGCGACGGGCCGGCGCATGGTGTTGCACATCATGGAGTCGGACCGTCCCGGCCAGCGCCGCGGCGTGCCGATTCTCGCGCCGGTGATGGAGCGACTGAAGCAGCTCTCCCGCTACAGCTACGCCGAGATCATGGCGGCCGTCGTCTCGGGGATGTTCACCGCGGCGATCACCTCGGATCGCCCGGGAACGATGCCCGCCCAGGTCCTTCCGCCGGCCGCGCAGGTCCCGGAGATCCCCACCGACCCCGCCAGCTACCAGCTCGGCAACGGTGCGGTGCTCGAGCTCCTCCCCGGCGAGAAGCTCGAGGCGGTCAACCCGGGCCGCCCGAACGCCGGCTTCGATCCTTTCGTCCGATCCATCTGCCGGCACATCGGCGCGGGCCTCGGTCTGCCGCGCGAGCTGCTCGAGATGGAGTTCGCTTCGAGCTACTCGGCGAGCCGCGCAGCGCTCCTCGAGGCGTGGAAGCGCTTCTCGGTCGGCCGCCTCCGCATGGCCTCGCGTTTCTGCCAGCCGATCTACGAGCAGTGGCTCGAAGAGGCGGTGGCCCGCGGCTACATCGAGGCCCCCGGCTTCTTCGCCGACCCGATCACCCGCGCGGCCTGGTGCGGCGCCGAGTGGACCGGTCCCGCGCAGGGCCAGCTTGATCCGACAAAGGAAGTCGAGGCCGCCGAGAAGCGCGTCGAGGGCGGATTCTCGACGCGCACCCAGGAAACCGCGGCGCTCACCGGCGGCAATTGGGAGCGCAATCACCGCGTGCGTGCTCGCGAGGAGAAGCTCCGTCGCGCCGACCAGGTGATCCCGCCCTCGAACGCGCCGCCCTCACCGGCGTCCGCCGCCGAGGAACCGGCTCCGAAGGAGGCAGTAGCGTGAGCGTGAAAAAGTTTTGGAACCTCTCCGTGAAAAAGGGCGCCGACGGGAGCAAGCACCTCGACGTCCACCTCCACGGCGTGATCGACGGCAACTGGACGGACGACGAGATCTCGTCGAGCTCCGACCTCGCCGCGAAGCTCGCCGAGCACCCCGATGCGAAGACCATCGGCGTGCGGATCAACAGCGTCGGCGGCTCGATGCTCGGCGGCGTGACGATGTACAACGCCCTGGCCTCGCACCCGGGTGAGGTGACCTGCTACGTGCAGGGGTTGTGTGCCAGCGCCGCGACGCTCCCGGCGATGGCAGGCAAAACCGTCATGGGCCCCGGCTCGATGATGATGGTCCACAAGCCGGCCTCGGGCGTGTATGGCGACGCCGACGCGCAGCGCAAGCTGGCCGACGTCCTCGACAAGGCGCAGGAGTCGAGCGTCGCGATCTACGAAAAGAAGACCGGCAAGTCGCGCGCCGAGCTGAACGACCTCATCAACAGCGAAACCTGGATGACCGCCGAAGATGCGGTCGCCAAGGGCTTCGCCGACTGTGTCGGCAACGCCCCGACCAACGAGGCCGACAGCGACGGCGACACCGACAGCAGCATGCCGAACGATCCCCAGGATCTCGGCGAGACCGTGCTCTGGAATGGAGCCGAGTTCCCTCGCGCTGCGATGCCGGCGCAAATCCTCGCGATGGCGAAGAAGCCCGTGCCGCCCCTTCCGATCGCCGCCGTCGTTCCGGCCACGCCGGTGCTCGCGCTGGTGCCGCCGCTCCCGCCGCCAGCGCCGATCACCCGCGCCGAGCTGGCGCAGCGTGATCCGGCGCTCCTCGCCTCGCTGATCGAAGAGGGTCGGACCGCCGGCATCGCCGCCGAGCGCGCCCGGCTCTCGGCGATCGACGAGCTTCCGGCGATGGGCTGCGCCGACCTGGTGCAGGCGGCGAAGTACGGCGCCAAGCCGACCGACGCGCCGACCCTCGCCGTCGAGATCGTGAAGGCGCAGAAGGGCGCCGGCGCCGAACTGCTCGCCGCGCGCCGGATCGAATCGAAGAAGCTCGCCGACGTAACCCCCGGCGCAGTCGAGAACAGCGATCAGGCCGCCACGGCGCGGATCGTCAAGGCCATCACCGACGGCGGCAACGCGCGTCGAGGAGGAAGCGGAAAATGAGCGACAGCGGGAGCCTCACCTACGACAACCTCATCGCCGGCACCCAGAAGCAGCTGGTCACGCGGGCTGGCACCGTGCGGATCTACGAGTCGTTCGCGCGCGGCGCGCTCCTCGGCCTCCTCACCGCCACCAACAAGTGGCAGGTGATCGACGAGGACGGGGCCGCGACCTGCTCGGAGTTCGGCATCGCGACCGAGGCGGTCGACACCACCGCCGGCGCCACGGCCGTCACCGACATCTTCGTCGAGGGCGAGTTCTCGGAGAATGGCGTCATCTTCGCCTACGGCGACGTCGCCGACGACTGGCGCGAGATCCTCGCTCCGAAGGGGATCTACCTGCGGAAGAGCATCTCGACGGCGGGCCAGTAAGGCTCGCGGGAAAAGGGAGAAAAGGACATGAGCATCGATATCTTCGACCCGCGCAGCATGGCCCAAGCGCTGCTGCAGATGAAGCCGCCGCGGACCTTCCTACGGCAGCTGATGATCCAACGCGACGAGATGTACGCCAACGAGTCGATCGACGTCGACGTCAAGGTCGGCGCGCGCCGCCTCGCCCCGTTCGTCAACCCCAACAAGGGGCCCGGCAAGGTGATGGACCGGATCGGCTTCTCGACCCGGACCTACATCGCCCCGATGCTCGCGCCGAAGCGGCCGATCACCGTCACCGACCTCCAAAAGCGCATGGTCGGGGAGAACATCTACTCGACGCAGACCCCGGACGAGCGCGCCGCGATGCTGCTCGGCCAGGATCTCGCCGAGCTCGACGAGGACATCACCCGCCGCGAAGAGTGGATGTGCGCCCAGGCGGCGTTCACCTCGCAGATCGTCGTCTCGGGTGACGACATCTCGGAGACGATCACCTTCCCGCGCAGCGCCGAGCTCGTCGACGCCGCGCCGGCCGGTTCGGCGCCCAACGGCCTCGGCACCTCGTCGCCGACCTCGACCCAGCTGACCACCGCCCGGGTCTGGACCGCGTCGACCGCCGACATCCCGGCGCAGATCCGCCAGATGCAGCGGCTCTTCGTCAAGAAGACCGGCATCACCCCCGACTACGTCATCCTCGGCGAGTCGGCGGCGGACACCCTGCTCACCGCGCCGTCGCTGGTGGGCCTCACCGGCTTTCTCAACACCCTCCGTATGGACCTCGGGCAGATCAAGCCCGAGCTCCGCGAGGGCGGCGCGACCTTCCTCGGGACCTTCGCCGGCACCGGCTGCGACATCTGGGCCTACAACGAGTGGTACATCGACCCCGCCGACGGCATCGAGAAGCCGATGGTGCCGGCCAAGATGCTGCTCATGGGCTCGTCGAAGAGCTACACCGTCATGCGCTACGGCGCGGTCGGCGTCTCGAGCGGCCTCGACAATCAGGCGCAGCTGGCGCTGGTGACCGGCAAGCGCATCCCCGAGAGTTGGGTGTCGAAGGAGCCGGCGGTCCGCTTCCTCAAGGTGTCGAGCCGCCCCCTGGTGGTGCCGGTGCAGAACGACGCCTACCTCACCTGCCAGGTCATCAGCTAGCTCGAGCCGATGAACTTCTTCGATCAGGCCACCGCCGATCTCTCGTCGATGCACAACGTCGACGAGTTCGCGCGCTTCCTCTCGATCAACAAGGTCGGGGAGAGCGGCGCGACGGCGGTGGCGTGCATCCTCGATGAGGAGCTCGCGCCCGTCTCGGCCGCCGACGGCGTGCGCGAGTGGGACGCGACCCTCTACGTCCCCGCGGCGAGCCTCCCCGAAGAGCCGGTGATCGATCAGCGCTTCGAGCTGGTCGGCGACTCACTCCCCGGCGGCGCGAAGTCGGTGGTCGTGGTCCACACGAACACGATCCACAACGAGCGGATCATCCGCCTGCGCTGGTTCGACTCGTGATCACCGCCGATGCACAGACGGACCGCGTCGAAGAGGCGCTGCGGGAGCTCCCGGGCGCGGCCGCTCGCGCGATGGCGCGTGCGCTCAACCGCGCCGCGGTGGCAGGCCGGCAGGCCGCGGTCACCGCGATCGGCGAGCGCTACGCGGTGAAGGCGAACGACGTCCGTTCGAAGATCACCCTTTCGACCGCGACCCCAGACAAGCTCGAGGTCCGCGTCGAAGCGAAGTCGCCGGCGCTGGCGCTCGGCTACTTCCCGCACTCGCCGGCTCGCCCCGGCACCGGCGGCCCGGGTCGCCCGATTCTCCGCGCCGAGGTCCGCCGCGGCAGCTCGAAGCCGTTCCCCGGCGCGTTCATCACGACGATCAACGGCAAGCCCCGGGTGATGCTGCGCACCGGCGGGAAGACCGCGACCGGCAAGCAGGCGATCGCCTCGGTCTACTCGGTGCCGATCGCGGTGATGCTCGGCGCCGACAGCGTCCGCGACGCCGTCGAGCAGCGCGCCCTCGAGGTCCTCGACGAGCGCATCGATCACGAGATCGATCGCGCCCTCGGTGGCGCATGAGCGATCCGACGCGCGACGAGGCGGTGAGCTTCCAAGCGGCCCGGGCGGGAACGCTCGACGGGCTGCGCGCCGCGATCATCGCGCGCATGGGCGTCGTCGCCGACAAGTTCCAATTCCTGCAGACGAAGAAAGGCGAAGATCGCTCGCCCGAGGTGGTCGACGGCTGGCTCGACTTTCTCGTCGACAACGACGTCGAGCGCTTCCCTTTCATCATCGTCCGCCCGACCAACGGAAAGGACTCTCCCCAGGGTGCCGAACAGGACGCGACGGCGATCGTGAAGCTGATCGTCGGCACCTACAGCGACACCAAGGACGGCTTCCGCGACGCGGTCCAGGTTCTCGATGCGATCCGCGAGGACCTCGCGTCCGCGCCGACGATCGATGGCACCGCATACGAGCATACCGGCCCGCTCGAGTGGGAAGTCTCCGAAGAGCAGCACCGCCCGCAATGGATGGCGGTCGCGATCACCAACTGGACCTTGCCGCGCCCCCGTCGCGTCGAGGCGCTGAACCCCGACTCGGAGGCGAAAGAATGAGCCACGGCGTCAACATCGAAGAGCAGCCTACCGGCGTCGTCCCCCCGGTCGCGGTCGACTCGGCCCTTCCGACCTACGTCGGCACCGCCCCGGTGAACCTCGGCGACGAGAGCTTCGTCAACACCCCGGGCCTGTTTTCGACGCTCGCCGAGTTCTCCGCGAAGTGCGGCGACCTCGGCCAGGTCGACTCGAGCCTCTGGGATCAATACACCCTGCACGAGGCGGCGAGCGCGCACTTCTCGGTGTACGGCGCAGGCCCCATCGTGTGCATCAACGTCCTCGACCCGTCGAAGTCCGGCCACAAGACCCCGCACGTCGGCGAGTCGCACACCTTTACCTCGACCGACGAGGTCACCCTCAACCGGTTCGCGGCGCTGAAGTCCTCGGTGGCCGTGAAGGTCTCGGCCTCGGTGAAGGCGCTCGGCACCGACTACACCCTCGCGTTCGACGACGCCGGCATGCTGGTGGTCTCGCGCGTCTCAAGCGGCACGATCGCCGCGCTCGCGACGATCACCGTCGACTACAGCACGCTCGAGCCCGAAGCGATTCACGAGGCCGACATCATCGGCGGCTACAGCGCCGGGAAGTACACCGGCCTCGAGGTCGTGCAGCAGGTCTTCCCGAAGCTGCGCCGCGTGCCCTGTTTCATCCTGGCCCCGAAGTGGAGCCAGCAGCCGACCGTCGCCGCTCGCATGGCGGCGATCGCCCACAGCATCAACGGCAGCTTCCGAGCCGAGGCGCTGACCGACCTCACCACCGAGCCCTACCTCATCGCCACCTACGCCGACGCCCCCGCGTGGAAGGCCGACAACGGCTTCACCTCGGTCGACCAGGTGGCGCTCTGGCCGAAGGGCAAGAGCGGGAACGACGTCTACCACCTCTCGACGATCATGGCCTGCGTCGCCGCGCTCACCGACGACGCGCACGACGGCCTGCCGTTCGCGAGCCCGTCGAACAAGAGCGTGACCGCGACCTCGGCGGTGCTCGACGACGGCACCGAGGTCTTCCTCGACCGCCTGCAGGCGAACAGCCTGAACGACCAGGGCATCGTCACCATCCTGAACGGGTTCAACGGTTTCAAGCTCTGGGGCAACCGGACCTCGGTGTACCCGGGCTCGACGGACCCGAAGGACTCCTTCATCCCGATCCGCCGCTTCTTCAACTTCATCGAGAACACGATCATTCTCACCACCGATCGCGACGTCGATGAGCCCGGCAACAAGCGGCAGATCGAGGGCGTCGTCGGCACGATCCAGAGCCTGATCAACGGCTACATCGCGGCCGGCGCCCTCGTCGACGGGAAGATCGAGTTCCGGAAGGACGAGAATTCGACCACCGACCTGGCCGACGGGAAGATCAAGTACCACGTCACGCTCACCCCGCCGTCGCCGGCGGAAGACATCACGTTCGTCGTCGAGTACGACCCCGCGGCCCTCGCCGCGCTCTTCGCGTAGGAGGACACCGTGGCCGCAAAGCTCGTCCCCGAAAGACTGGTCAACTTCGCCGTCTACTCCGGCACGGCGTCGCTCGAGCAGATCGGTCTCGCCACGTGCGAGCTGCCGAACTTCGAGGCCATGACCGAGAGCATCGCCGGCGTCGGCATCGCCGGCGAGTACGAAAGCGTCGTGCTCGGCCACTTCAAGAGCCAGAAGCTCAAGCTCACCTGGCTCGCGGTCACCGAGAAGGGGCTGCTGCTGCTCGCCCCGGTGGCGCAGCAGTTCGACATTCGCGGCTCGATCCAGGTACAGGACCCGCTGAGTGGCGCGCTCACGACCACCGCCTTCCGCGTGCTCGCGAAGGGCCAGGTCAACAGCACCGGCCTCGGCAAGCTCGAGCCCGGCAAGAAGATGGACGCCGAGACGCAGATGGAGGTCTCGGCGATCTCCGTCTTCATGGCCGGCAACAAGATCATCGAGCTCGACAAGTTCAACATGATCTATCGCGTCGGCTCCACCGACTTCCTGGCGAGCACCCGCGCCGACCTGGGCAAAGCGTAATGGACGTCCTGATCTCGAAGCCCTTCCTCGACGGAGAGGGGAAGGCTCTGAGTCGGACCGTCAACGGCCAGGAGCTCCTGGCGCTCGACCTCGCGAAGCTCACCGGCGCCGATGTCGACTTCTGCGTCGCCGAGGCCGGACGCGCGATGGGGACCTCGGTGAGGGTGCTTGTCACCGACAGCGAGTTTCACGCCCACCTTGCTGCGAAAGCGCTCGTAGTCGATCGCGATCTGCTCAAGAAGATGCCCGCGAACGACTACGTGGAGGTCGTGACGAACGTTCAAGGTTTTTTGACGGGCTCGGTCTCTCCGTAGCAACCGCCTCGGAGACGATTCGAGCCCTCGCCGCGAGGTTGGCCATGGCGACCCACACTCCGATTCCCTACTGGCTATCGCTCCCCGTGGCGAAGGCCTACGCGTGGATCGAGACGGTCAGCCGGATCCGCGCCGAGGACTCCAAGTAGATGGCCGGGAAGACCTACGAGCTCGCGATCGCCATTGGCGCGAAGCTCTCGGCGACGTTCTCGCGCGAGACCTACTCGGCCAGCGCGGCGCTCGCGGGCCTCGGCAAGCAGGCCAAGCAGCTTACCGCGACCGGGCGATCGGCCGAGAAGTTCGCGCAGCTGACCGAGGAGGTGAAGCGCGCCGAGGCCCGCTACGGGACCGCGGCGGCCGCGCTGGGCCAGCTGAAGACGGCCGAGCTCGCCGCCGGCGGCGCGACCAAGGAGTCGGCGAAGTGGATGACCGCCGGCGCGCGCGCCACCAAGCAGGCAGAGGTCGCGCTCCTGAAAGCCCGCGATGCGGCCAACAAGGAAGAGGCGGCGCTTCTCCTCGCCGGCGTCGCCACCTCGAGGCTCTCGCAGGAGCAGGAGCGCCTCGCGCGCCAGCTCGGCGCCACCGAGCGCATGCAGCGCGGCGTCGCAGGCCTCTCGCGAGCCGGAGCGAAGATCGGCGGCCAGGTGCGGAGCGTGCTGTCCGATGCCGCGCGCCTCGGTGGCGTCGGCATCGCCGCCGGCGCGGGCCTCTTCGCGATCGCCAAGTCGACCGCCGAAGCCGGCGTCGACCTCGAGAAGACGGCGATCCGCCTCGGCACGACCACCGAAGCCCTGCAGCTCCTGCGATCGGCCGGCAAGAAGACCGGCGTCGACGTCGAATCGCTCGACCAGGGCCTCGGCAAGCTGCAGGTCAACCTCGGCAAGGTCCTATCTCTGAAGCCGAAGGGCGGAGGCGGCAGCGGCCTCGTCGGAAGCGTCGGCGAGATCCAGCTGCTCGGGACCAGGGTCGGCGGCGCGAAGACCGCGGCAACCGATCCCTTCCATCACATCGGGCTCTCGGCCAAGGAGCTCGCGAAGCTGCAACCCGAGCAGCAGGTCGCGAAGATCTCCGACGCGATCAACAAGCTCGGGACGCACGCCGAGAAGTCGGCCGCGGCGGTGCAGATCTTCGGCCGCGGTGGCCTCTCGATGTTGCCGCTCATCGAGAAGGGAAGCGCCGGACTCGAGGAGCTCTTCGCGCAGGCCCGCGCCAGCGGGAACCTGCTCTCGAAGGACACGATCGAGAATTCGAAGAAGTTCCACATCGCGCTCCTCGGCGCCGAGGGCGCGATCGGCAGCGTCAAAAACACCCTAGGCGCGGCGCTGCTTCCGGTAGTGACGAACGTCCTCGGGAAGTTCACCAAGTTCGTCTCGGAGAACCGCGGGCAGATCAAAGAGTGGGCCGAGAAGACCGCAGTCTGGGTCGAGAAGAAGGCGATCCCCGCGATCATCAAGTTCGGCGGCGAGCTGAAATCGCTCGCGTCGAAAGTGATCTGGCTGGTCCAGAAGGGCGCCGAGCTCACCGGCGGCTTCGGCAACCTCGCGGCCGTTGTCGTCGCGATCCGCCTGGCGCCGCTGGCGAAGACCATCGTCGAAATCGGCTACAACGCGGTCAAGGCCGCCGTCGGTCTCGGCCAGTACGTCGCCGCGAAGTGGTCGGCCGTCGCCGCCACCAAGGCGCTCAACGATGCGAACGCCGCCGGCGGTGGCGGCGTCCCTGGCATCTCGCCCACCGCGGCCGCAAACACCGGCAAGGGGATCGGCAACGCTGCGAGCGCCGCGATGGTAGCGAGCGCCGCCCTGGTCGGCTACCAGATCGGCACCTTCATCGACGAGAAGCTCGGGATCTCCGAGAAGCTCTCGGCGATCAACACCGACAAGGAAGGCCGTCTCACCAAGAACGTCTCCTTCGGCCTGCTCGACAAGCTCACCGGGCGCGACGAGACGATCGAGAAGGCCAACCGCGCCGGCGACGAGCACGCGGCCAAGCTCGCGGCCCTGCGCTCGCTCATGAAGGAGCAGGGCCTCTCCTACGCAGCAGCGTCCGACATCGTCTTCCGCGGCGGCAAGCCCACCGCGGCGCTACAGGGTGGCGGCGCGGTCCTGCACTTCTCCCCGACCTACCACGTCGGCAGCGGGACCTCGCGCGAGGAGATGGAGCGCCAGATGGACGCGGCGCACCACAAGGCGAAGAAGGCGGCCCTCGACGCGCATGCGGCCGAGGCCAAGAAGAAGCGGCGGCTCTCCTATGGCTAGCCCGACCTACACCACGCGCAGCGGCGACACCTGGGACGCGATCTCTTTCCGCGTCTTCGGGACCGAGAACTACATGGACCTGCTGCTCGACAAGAATCCGCAGCAGAACGGTGTCGCACGCTTCGACGCCGGCGTCGTCCTCGATGTCCCTGCGCTGCCCGATCCGGTGCGCCCCACGAGCCTGCCGCCGTGGAGGGTCACGTGAGCCTCCTTCAGCTCGTGCGCTGGCACTTCTCCATCGGAGACCTGGCGTGCATCGCCTGGTGGTCGACGATCGGGAGGCTCCTGTGAGCGACCCGGTGCTCGATCCATTTACCCCGCGCCCGGACGATCCGCAGGCGCTGCAGATCCTCGACCCCTACCCGGGCAAGAAGATCGCGCGGCACGCCAAGCTCGCGGTCACCTGGGAGTCGAAGGGGATCACGCGCGACCTCGGCCCCAACCTTCTCTCGCTCGAATACACCGACAACCTCTCCGGCGCGGCCGACGATCTCACCTTCGAGATCCAGGATCGCGATATGAAATGGTCGACCGATTGGCGCCCGACCTTCGGCGACTCGGTCGTCGCGCGCCTCGAGGTTTCCGAGAGCTGGTTCGCCGACGTCGAGGATCTGCGCCTCGGGAAGTTCGCGCACGACAGCGTCGGCTTCTCGGGGCCGCCGCACCGGGCCAGCTTCAAGTGCGTTTCCGCACCTCTCGCCACCGGCCTGCGCCGCCGCAAGCGAACCCGGGTGTGGCGCGGCCAGCGCATCGATCAGATCGCGAAGGACATCGCTGATCGCGCCGGCCTCGCGCTGCAGTTCGACGGCGACCAGGGCGACGCCTTCGGGCACGCGCAACAGGTCGACAAAAGCGACCTCGAGTTCCTCGAGGAGATCTGCAAGCAGGTCGGCCGCACGCTGAAAGTTGGCGAAGACAAGATCATCGTCTTCGACGAGGCGCAGATCGACCAGGGTGACTCGGTCGGCACCATCGACCTCATCGGCGGGAAGGTCCTCACCTGGTCGTTCGACGGCGACGACAGCGATCGCTACGGGACCTGTCACGTCACCTTCTTCGATCCGAAGAGCGGCAAGGAGCAGAAGGGCGAGTTCGTCGACAAAAATAACCCCGACGGCCAGACGCTCGAGCTGCGCGTCCCCGTCTCCTCGCAGGGAGAAGCGACGAAGCGTGCGAAGGCGCTGCTGCGCAACGCCAACCGGTTCGCGACGAAGGGCAAGCTCACCACCATCGGCGATCCGGGTCTCGTCGCTGGGGTGATCTTCGATCTCACCAACTCCGGCGGCTTCGACGGGAAGTTTATCATCACCCGTGCCGAGCACCGCGTCGGAGGCGGCTACGTCACCGCCCTCGACGTGCGCCGCTGCCTGGAGGGCTACTAGATGCGCGGCGAGCTCCGGTCGGGCCGCGTCTCCTCGGTCGACGCGAAGAAGCATACGGTCAAGGTGCGGTTCTTCGAAGGTCGCAAAGACGACAACGACACCGAGGGCGGCTTCATCTCGGACGATCTCCCGATGATGTTCACTCGGCGCGGAGACTACTCCCTCCCGGCGAAGGACGATCCGGTCCTCTGCTTCATCGGCGACGGCTTCAAGGGCGTCGGCTACTGCCTCGGCCTGTTCTACAACGACGCGGACGCGCCTCCCACCGACGACAGCGCTCGGCGCGTGGTCGCCGGCGACGACGTGCGCCTCGGTGCCTTCGACGCCAGCGACAAGGTCGCGCTCGCCCCGGCGACGAAGGACGAGATCCAGAAGGTGCTCGACTACGCCGACGGGATCGCGACGGCGATCAAGGGCGGTGTCGTGGTCGCACAGGACGGCGGCGCGAGCCTGAAGTCGACGATCGTCGCCGCGCTCCCGCTCAAACCGACGATCGATGCGCCGGCCGCCGAGAAGGTGAGCGCCAAATGAGCTACGCGACGCTCGGAGACGACATCACTTTCGAGGTCAAAGACACCAAGTTCTACACCTGGTCGAAGGCCGATCGCTCGGGCGAGGGTCGCTGGGCGGAGCACCTGGTCTTCGCCGGCAAGCCCGCGCTCGAGTTCCTCGGGCCAGGTCTCGACACGATCATGCTCTCGATCCGATTCGACACGGATCGCGGGGTCGAGCCGCTCGACGAGGTGAAGCGCTTCCGTCTGTTGCGCGACACCGGGGCGGTATCGCAGTTCACGATCGGCGGAAAGCTGGTCGGCGACTTCGTCGTGCCGCATCTCGACGAGGAGCTGGTGCGACACCAGCCGAACGGTCGCCTCCAGACGGCGATCATCCGCGTGACGCTGAAGGAGTACGCCTGATGGCCATCATCTGGGCACCCACCGAGGTCGAGGAGGTGGTGCAGAACGTCCGCACCCTGCTCGTCACCGACGTCGGCTCGGTGCCGCTTTCGCGCGCCATGGGAACGCCGCAGGACGTGGTCGACACGCCCGAGTCGGCCGCCGGCGCGCGCCTGCAGGCCGACGTGATCAAGGCCGTCCGCACCTACGAGCCGCGCGTCAAGGTCGCCGACGTGAAACTCACCGCCACCGCCGACGGGAAGCTAGTCGCCACGGCAGAGCTCGAGGCCCCATGAGCGATCTAGTCTTCGCCGAGAAGGACCCCGCGACCGTCATTGCCGAGGCGCTGCAGGTCTACTTCGAACAGACCGGCGTGCATCTCGCACCGGCCGATCCGAAGCGGTTGCACCTGCAGGCCTTCCTGCTCCTGCTCGCGCAGCAGCGCCAGAAGATCGACTACGCCGGCAAGCAGAACCTCCTGCGCTACGTCGACCTCAACATGCCGATCGAGAAGGCGCTCTTCATCCAGGCGCTCGCCGAGCTCTGGGGCGAGGTGCCGCTCCCGGCGAAACCCTCGACCTGCACCGTGCGCTTCTCCTTCGCGGTCTCCGGACCGCAGACGATTCCGCACGGGACGCGGGTCACCGACGGGACCAGCACCTGGGCAATCGGACCCGACGACGTCAGCGGCTTCGGCTTGTTCGTCGATGCTCCGGTCTCTTGCACCATCGACGGGTCGTCCTCGAACGGCGTCGCGCCTGGGCAGATCGACACCCTCGTCAACCCGATCTTCGGCTGCACCGGCATCGTCAACACCACCGAGACCATCTCGGGGCGCGATCTCGAGACCACCGAGGCCTTCCGCGAGCGCCTCCGCTCGGTGCCCGAGAGCCGATCGACCTGCGGACCGCGCATCGCCTATGAGGCCGCCGCGCTCGAGGCCTCGGCCTCGGTCGCCGACGTCGTGGCCCTCGGCGCGCGCGATGCCGCCGACATGTTTAGCAACCCACCGCCGCCCGCCGGCGACGTGTGGATCTTCCTCACCGAGGGCACGCGCGATGCCAACGGCGTGTTGATCTCAACGATCCCGACGCCAAGCGGCGGCCTCCTCACCACCGTCGGCGACGCGCTCTCGGCCGAAGACGTCCGACCGCTCACCGATCACGTCGTGCCGAAGACTCCGATCTTCCGCGACTTCGATGTCGATGCGACCTACTACATCGCAAAGAGCCGGTCGAAGTCGGCGGTGGAAATCCAGGCCGCGGTCGCGCTGGCCTTCGACGCCTACGTGCTCTGGCAGCAGGCGATCGGGCGCGACATCAACCCGTCGGAGCTGACTACGCGCCTCGTGAACGCGGGCGCGAAGCGGGTCGTGCTGCCTCTGCCCTTCGTTTTCGAAGCTTTGATGAGCGACCAGTGCTCGCGCATCGGGTACGCGACGCTCACCTACGGCGGCGTGGAAAATGATTAGGCTCGAAGACGCCAGCCTGGTCGACTTCCTGCCCGAGTCGATCGCCTCCGACCCGGACATCATCGCCCTCTCGCTGGCGATCGACCCCGAGCTGCGCGCGGTTGGCGCGGCGATCATCGAGGCGATCATCTGGCCGCGCATCGCGGAGCTCGACGACCAACTGCTCAACGAGATCGCCTGGGCCTGCCGCTTCAACGAGCTTCAGCTCTGGGACACCGCGACCACCGATGGGAAGCGCGCCCTGCTGGTGAACCTCTTCGCGATCCGGAAGAAGTCGGGCACGCGCTTCTCGGTGCGCCGCATCTTCGACCTGGTCTCCGTCGTCGGCCTGCTCACCGAATGGTGGGAAGAGGGCGCGCCGGCGTTCACCTACCGCCTTCGGATCTTCATCACCGACACTGGTGTGACCCAGCAGCAACTGGATCAGATCCCCGAGCTCCTCGAGCGCTTCTCGCCGGTGCGCTCCTACCTCTCGGAGTTGGCGGTCGAATCGGATCGCCTCGGTTCGTTGCTCCCCTATCCCGCGCTCACCGTCGGGCGCCTCACCACCATCCCCTTCGGAGGGCCGTAGATGCCCACGTTCTACACCGTCCTGACCACCGAGGGCCTCGCGCGCCTGGCCGCCGCGGCGATGTCGGGCGACCCGGTTGTCTTCCACGACCTCGCCGTCGGCGACGGCAACGGATCGCCCATCACCCCCGTCGCCAGCATGACGTCGCTGGTGAATGAGCGCGCCCGCGTCTCGGTCAACAAAGTCGAGATCTCCCAGAACGCACCGACGACCATCCGCACCGAGGGTCTCATCCCGGCCGACGTCGGTGGCTTCACGATCCGCGAGGCGGCCATCTTCGACCGCGACGGCGCGATGATCGCGATCGCCAGCTACCCGCCCATCTACAAGCCAACGCTCGCCGGCGACGGCGTCTCGGTGCAGGAGTACATCCGCATCCTGATCCAGTACTCGCCGGTCACCGCGGTCGCACTCACCGTCGACACGTCGGTCATCACCGCCACCGTCGAGGACCTCGAGGATGCAACGGGCGGGAAGCTCTTCCTCTGGGAGAACTTCAGCTAGTGCGCGGCTATTCGATGCAGTGGCCGCCGGCGCCGATGGCGCAGCACACGCCCTCGACGCCACACCCGAACGGCGAGAAGACGTCGCAGGCCTTCGCAGCTTCGGCCGGCGCGCAACAGCGCTCGCCGATCTGCCCGCAGGGGCCGGCGTCGACCGCATCGGCGTCGCTCGAAGCGTCGCCGGGGTTCACGGGGAGGGCGGCAGTTCCGCAGCCGACGAGGAGAAACAGGAAGGCGAGGTACTTGCGCATGCTCAACGATGGATCCCCGAGCATGCGCCGGTCAACACCGTCGGTGATTTGCATGCAAAAGCATGCAGTTATGACTTGCCCCGTCGGTGAGCGTGCGCGCTCCCGTCGGTGCGATGCGATCGATTCGATCGCAGAGAGGACCTGATCATGAGCACGCCCCTGTTTCTTCGCGACCCCCGGGCCGGCTACAACCAGACGATCATCTCGCCGGAGACGGACCCGGGAATCCTGGGCCGCACGCTTCCTCCGTCGACGCTCGAGGATTGGAAGGAGCTCTTCTTCGAGGTCGAGGAGCCGATCCTCATCGAGTCGCTGCGCTACTGCGCGCACACCTACTCGACGGAGGCGGGGACGATCGTCATCGCCTTGAAAAATGAGGAGTACGGCGGCGGCGGCTACGCCTACATCGTCGGCGCGTTCGCGGTGGCCGCCGGCCTCGCGTTGCCGGGCCCCTTCGCCAGCGACGAGATCGACATCGACCTGACCGTCCCCGCCGGCTGGAGCTTCCTCGTGATGCACAACGTCAAGGTGAGCGGCGGCGGGAGCTTCGCGACGCTCGACATCGTCGCGTGCGGCGGCGTCGTCCGATGAAGGGGCGCGGCCCTCGCGGCATGAAGCGCCCCCCAGCGTTCCCCGATCCGTCGAAGCTCGCCGACGGGCAGGTGGCCACCGTCGAGGGTGGGAAGTGGACCGCGCAAACACCGGGAGGGTCGAGCTTTCCGATCGCCACCGTCGCCACTGGTGGAATCGGGAGCCCTCCCGATCCGGATCCTTCGAATGAAGCGCTGATCCTCTCCGACGACGGATCCCTCAGCGATCCGATTTCCGTTCCGGCGGGAGTCACCAAGGTTCGCCTGCGCCCGCTCTCCGACGCTTTCAAGGCGGCGATCGGGGTCGTCTGGCATTCGCCTCCGTTTTGGAAACCGCAATCCGGAGCCACCGCCACCCCGAACGCCGACGGCACCTTCCCGGTGATCGCATCGACCACCTGCCACGTCGGGATGATCACCTATTCGACCTGGAACTACAGCGACTCCCTCGGCGCCGCGGTCCCCGCGGGGGCGGTGGTCGCGTCCTGGGAGTTGGAGTTCTTGCCGTGATCGTCGATGTCCTCGCTCGACGCTGGGGAAGTCCCGAAGGTGCGCCTGACGGCATGGCGATGGCGGCCGCCTACCTCGCCTTTACGCTCGCCGAGCTCGGCCACCAGGTACGCGGCTACACGGGCGGCGGCGCGACTCCCGCGTGGAAGCACCCGCGCATCGAGTGGCGCGAGCGCTCGCCGCTCTTCGGCCCGTCCTCCTTCGATGCCGATCTGATCATCTCGACGATCCAACCGCAGTGGCGGCGCCTGGCGCTCGACGCCACCAAGGCCGGAGCGATCGACCGCACGGTCTTCTGGCATCACCACGGATCGGTCCCGCAGGGCCTCGGCGGCATGCTGGCGGGCCTCAACCGCCCCGCGGTGTTCGGCGCCCAGGGATGGCGGAGCGTGCTCCTGCTGCCGCCCTCCAGCTGGGCCGCCGAGGTCGTCAATCGAGTGGTCGGCGACGCGATCCTCGTCCCCGGGGCCGGCGCGGCCAAGGGCGGCTACATCGCTCGTGAGGTCGCCAAGCTCTGTCCCGAGCTGCGCTGGTACGTCCTCCCCGGCCGGCATGCCGCGCATGACCTGCAGCCCTGGCAGGCGCTGCGCAACGCCGAGGTGGCGCCCGGTCTCGTGACGCCGGCGACCTTCCTCGCGCGCGCTCGGGCGGTCCTGTCGCCGACCCGCGAGGAGATCCACCCCCTCACCCTGGTCGAGGCCGCGGTGCGCGGGATCCCCATCGTCTGCACCGATCTCCCGGCGACCCGCGCCGCGCTGCTCGATGGCGCGTCCTACGTGCCCCTGGGCGCGCCCCCGCTCGCCTGGGCGATGGCGCTGCAGGGCGCGCTGCGCCACCAGCTCGAGCCGCTCAGCCTGCGCCCCTACGCCGAGGTGGTCGCCGGCGCCCTCGAGCAGCTCGCCGGCGCGCGGAGGGCCGCGTGAGACCGCGGGTCTCGATCCTCGCGGACGTTCGCGGGTGGGCCTGGGATCGGAAGTCGCAGCAGCTGCAGCGGCACCTCGGGGACGAATTCGAGATCGACATCGCCTACCTCTACGCCTCGAGGCCCGATCCGCTCCCGCCCGGGAGCGACCTCTACAACACCTTCGAGGTCTTCCAGGCGTCGAGGCTGCCGTCGGGCCTGCCTTACGTGACCGGCATGACCGCGCACGTCTGGCCGACCTGGGAGCAGAAGCACGGCGCTGGAACGGTTCGCCGCTGGTCGGAGGCCGCGCGCGCATTCCATGCGAATAGCCGCCTCCTCGAGGCCGAGATGGCGGCGCTCCTGCAGCGCCCGATCTGCTACTGCCCGAACGGCGTCGACGAGACCTTCTTCCGCCGCACCCGCCAGCGCGAGCAGGACAAGCACCTGGTGGTCGGCTGGGTCGGCAAGCCGAACCCGCGCAAGGGATCGGACATCGTCGCCGCAGCCTGCAAGGTCGCCGGCGTCGAGCTGCGGACGGTCGGCCGCACCTACCGCGACGCGCTCGGGCCCGAGGCGATGCGCGAGTTCTACCAGGATCTGCACGTCCTCTGCGTCGCCTCCGACATGGACGGCACGCCGAACCCCGCGCTCGAGGCGGCCGCATGCGGCGTGGCGGTAGTGAGCAACCGGATCGGCAACATGCCCGAGTTCATCACCGACGGGGACAACGGCGTCCTCGTCGAGCGCAACGCCGAGAGCATGGCCCGCGCGCTGCGGGCGCTCTCCTTCGACGTGAAGCGCGCCGCGCAGATGGGCGAGGCCGCGCGCGCCACCGTCGAGCGCGCCTGGTCGTGGCGCGACCTCTCGAAAAACTACGCCGACATGTGGCGAGGAGCTCTCAAGTGATCCCCTACGACGTGATCGTCTCGTCGGTCCACGACCGCGGCGACCTGCTCAACCGCACCCTCCGCTCGATGCTCTCGCGCGTCGACCAGCTGCCGGCGCGGATCATCGTTCACGAGGACGCGCGCCCCGGCCGGCCCGTCGTCGAAGGCCGCACCGAGGAGATCTTGGCGGCGATCGGACGCGAGTACATCGTGCTCACCGAATTGATCGCGACGCGCCCCGGCCAGGGGCTGGCGCTCGCGATGCTGCGCCTCCTCGAGGTGGCCTCAACGGAGTTCGTCTTCTACACGCAGGAGGACTTCGACTTTGTCCGCGAGGTCCCCATCGCCGCCTGCGTCGAGCTGATGCAGCGCCACGCGCTCAACCATGTCCGTTTCAACAAGCGCGACACGCTGCCGATCAAGGGCGCGCACCGGCCCAACCGCGCCGAGTGGTGGACCAAGGAGGAAGTGGTCTTCGGCGGGCAGAAGCTCTGCGTCTCCGATCACGTCTACTTCCAGGCCAACATCACCCGGCGCGCGCTCTGGCTGCAGGGCTTCAAGGAGCTGCTGCTCCACAGCCCCGACGGCATGCAGCGCTGCGAGGCGAAGTTCAACGACTGGTTCAACAAGCGCTACGGCGACAACGCCGGCTCCGTCGACGGCTCGCAGGCCAAGCGGCGCGACCTCCTGCGCACCTTCATCTGGGGCGGCGTTGGCGAGCCACGCTTCGTCCTGCACACCGGGGCCGAGCGCCGTTCTCAGGGTTGGGGCGATCCGGAGCACGACCGCAAGCATGGCACCGTCAACGGAGAGAAGGCGTGAGGCGACCGCTCCGCAGCGTCATGCTCTGCAACCCGAGCTACCTCTCGGCTTACGTCCTCGGCGTGGCCCAGGCGATGGGCGCGCTCGGGCACTGGCACCGCGAGGTGAGCGTGCTCGACGATCCGGAGCGCGTCGTCCGACAGCTCGAGGAGATGCGCCCCGATCTGATCTGGACGCACACCGTTCCGTGGGTGCCGCGCGAAGCTCCGTCCCCGGGCTGGCTCCTGCTCGAGCTGCTCGCCGCTTGGCGCAAGCGAGGCGCGCGCGTGGTCCTACACGACGGCGATCCGCGCACCGCGACGCGCTACCCGCAGGACCTCTCGGCCGCCTTCGACGTGGCGCTCTGCAACCACTCAATGTCGCGGATCGAGTGGCGGATCCCCTCGGTGCGCTGGCCCTACGCGGCGATGGCGCAGCGAGAGATGGCCGAGCCCGTCGACGATCTGCGCTGCGCCCTGCTCTTCGCCGGCATCGTGCGGAAAGACGACGAGCTCTACTCGCCACGCTCCGAGGTCCTCGGCCACCTCCGCGCCCGGCTCGGCGAGGCGCTCACCATCCGCACCGCGACGGTCAACGACCGCATGCAGGCGGCCGACGTCGCCGTCTCGGCCCGGGCCATTCTCGGCTTCGGGCGCCCCGAGGTCCCCGGCTGGGTCGACACCCGCGTCTTCCAATACCCCGGCGCCGGCGGCGTGCTGATCCACGACGACGCGCAGGAGTTCCTCGTCCCCGGTGGCCACTTCGTTCGCTTCTCCCGCGGCGCCACCGCAGAGGAGACCGCGAGCAGCGTGATCGAAGCGTGGCAGAGGATCGGCCACGTTGAAGCCGAGCTGCGCGCCAAGGCCTTCGCGCACATCCAGGAGCACCACACCTGGCGCCACCGCGTCGAGCAGGCGCTCTCGCTCCTAGGTGTCGTGTGAGGCCGCTCCGCTCGCTCCTGCTCGGCGACACCGACCACTACCTCTCGCCGTACATCTTCGGCGTGGCGCAGGGAATGGCGCGCCTCGGTCACTGGCACTCGTCGGTGAGCATCCGCCAACCAGCGAACGTGATCGAGCAGCGCATCACCGACGTGCGCCCCGACGTGCTCTGGACACACATGCTGCTCTGGCCGCCCCCCGGGAGCCCCGGCGTCGAGCGCCTGGTGGCGATCGTCGAGCGTGCGGCGAAGCGCGGGGCCCGCGTCGTGATCCACGACGGCGACTACAAGCCGGCGACGCGCCACCCGCACGACATCTCCCGCTGGTGCGCGCTCGCGCTCTGCAACCACACCTTCGACCGCTCGGCGTGGAAGGTCCGCACGCTGCGCTGGCCCTACTTCGCCTTCGCCCAGGAGCGCATCGCCAGCGCCTCCCCGCAGCTCGGGTGCGAGCTCTTCTTCGCCGGGTCCATCGGGCGCGACCCGGTTTACTCGGCGCGGTCTCGGCTGCTCGACCAGGTGCGCTCCGCCGGCGTCCGCCTCCGTCTCGGCGACGATGGCAACACGCTCTTCCGCACCGCGGAGATCGCCGCGAGCGCCGACGCGGTCCTCGGCTTCGGCCGGCCGGGCTCGACGGGGTGGGTCGATACGCGGGTCTTTCAGTACCCGGGCGCCGGCGCGATCTTGCTGCACGACGACGTCTCCGGCTTCCTCGTCGCCGGCGAGCACTACATCCCCTACCAGTCGGGAAGCGCAGAGAGCATCGCCGAGGCCCTGGCGCGGTTGCGGGCCATGTCGATCGTCGATCGCCTCGCGCTGCGCCGGCGCGCGTTCGAATACGTGCAGACCCGGCACTCGTCGACGTCGCGCGTGCATGAAGTCCTGATCTCGCTGGGGGTGGCGTGATGCCGACCGAGACCTTCGAGCAGTACGAGGCCCGTCGGGAGAACGCGCGGAAGCGTGAGGCGGCCGCGCGGTGGCCGGAGATGGTCGACGAGAACAACCCCGACCACTGGATCTACAAGATGCCGACGGTCGGAGAAGTAGTCGCCGCCGGCTACAAGGCCGAATACCACGCGAGCGTCGCCGAGGAGCGCGCCGAATTCGTGCGGCGGTTTCGCGAAGACCCGGAGTTCCGCGCGACGACGATCAGGCATGCGAGAGAAGCCCGCGCCGCGGAGCAACAGCGATGACCTCATTCATCGCGCAGGCCCTGCAGGATCGCCAGCTCGGACTCGCGCTGCATTACCCGCTGCTGCATGCGATGGTGCTCGGCCTCGACGCGCGGCGCACGCTCGAATTCGGCGCCGGCGGCTCGACGAGGGTGATCACCGACGCGATCGCACTGACTCGCGGGATGCACGTCTCGATTAGCACCGAGGACCTCGAGGCGGTCGAGCATCGCTACGGCGTCCATCGACAGCACTGGCGCCACTTCTGCGGCCTCTCCGACGAGCACCGGAACGTCGAGGCCGGCGACCTCGACCTGGTCCTGCACGATGGGTCGCACGCGGCCGACGTCGTCGCTCGCGATGTCGCCTGGGTGTGGCCGAAGATCCGCCGCTTCGGGCTGCTGCTGGTGCACGACACCCAGCACAGCTACGTCGGGGCCGAGATGCGCGAAGGCCTGGCCCGCGGTCTCGAGCTCGCCGGCGCCTGTCGCAGCATGACGACGCTCCCCTTCGGCTTCGGCCTCACGATCGTTCGCCGCGAAGATGGCGAAGCTCCGATCGTCCCGGCGCGCGCCAAGATCGGCAGCCCTCACACGACGTGGCCAGCATGAAGATCTTCGAGACCCTCGACCTCACCGCGCCCGGCGTGGTCCTCGGCAACCACGGCGTATGGATGCCCGGGCGCTGCATTAAGGTCCCGTTTCAGTGGAGCGGCCGCGTCACGAAGCGCACCCGACGCGAGGCCAGTTACTCGCGTGAGACCATCGTTGACGAGGTGTGCATCCTCCGAGCGCTCGCCGAGCTTCGGATGGCGCCGCCCGTCGGCGACCTGGTCTACTTCAAGAACATCGTCTCGGACTATCCGGGCGCCTGGCATTGCGATCCCTGCGGCGCCTACGGCTACGAGATCGCCGACGCTCGCTCCCTGAAGCCGGGCCGTTACGACGTCGCCTCGATGCGCGCGATGTGGGAGCAGCAACCCGACGGCACCGCCGGCTTCGAGTTGGCGTGCGTGGCCGCTCCGCTCAAGCCGACGCCGTTCCACGATCTGCCGGTCGAAGGCTCGCCCGGCGCGTGGGGGGACGTCGCGAAGCCGGACAACGTCGTCAACGGCTACCTCGTCGACGTGCGGCGCACCGGGTGGGATCTGCTGCAGTGGAAGGGACAACGCTTCGAGCTTCCCGATCCGCGCGAGGACGTCGACGAGCTCTCGGTTCGCGTCCACCGCGAGTGCCAATTCCCCGCTGGCGAGCGCGCCGAGGCCTACCAGGACTTCTATCTCGATCGCCTCTGGCATCTAGGACAGCGCCGCGTGGTCGAGCGCGCCGAGCTGCTCGGCTTCGTTCCGCGCGCGGGTGAATCGGTGCTCGAGATCGGCTGCCAGTCGGGCGGCTTCCTGCAGCTCGCCGCGCTCGCCGGCGCCGAGGCGATCGGCGTCGAGGTCGACCCGAACTACATCGACTGCGCGCGCGCCCTGGCCCGCTCGTCGAGCCTCAACATCTGCATCCGCCGCCTCGATGCGGTCGCCGAGATGGCGCTTCTTCTCGACTGGATCGGCGCGCGCTTCCCCGCCGGCCTCGATCACCTACTGCTGCTCTCAATGGAGAAGCACCTCGGCGAGGAAAATCTCTTCCAGCTCGTCGACGCGCTCGGCGCGCGCCGCACGTACATCGAGACCAATGCGGTCAGCGACGCGCGGCCGATGAAGCTGCTCGACCAGGTGCGAGCTCGCGGTGGCCGCCACGTCGGCGACTCGCACGATCGCAACCTTCGCCGCCTCTACCAGATCACCAAGGAGACCTGACCATGTCGATCACGACTGCGATCGCCCAGACCGCGAAGAAGGAGTTCTTCGACGGCGTGCACCTCTCGTCGCACACCTACAAGTGCCTCCTGCTGAAGGTCGGCGCGGCGGGCACCTACTCGAAACTGACCACGGGTGTCGGCACGCCCGGGTCCGGGTCGCCGTCGTCATCGAACGTCGGCACCGACGAGGCGAGCGGCACCGGCTACAGCTCGGGCGGCGTGGCACTCACCCGCAACGCGACCTCCGCGGGCGACACCGTCTACCTCGACTTCGACGACGCGGTGTGGGCGGCCGCGAGCCTCTCGGCGATCGGCTGCATCATCTACAACGACACCGTCGCGGGAAAGCCGGTCCTCATGGTGCAGGACTTCGGCGGCACGATCACGTCGACCGCCGCCGAGTTCCGCGTCGCGATCGCCAACCTCCTCTCGCTGGCCGGCTGATGTCGCTCGCCACCGTCGACGACATCGTAGCGGGCCTCGCCTCGGCGCAGAGGATCCCGTATTACAAGACGCTCTCCGCGCCGAAGGCTGCCGGCGCATTTCAGTCGGCATGGCTGTCGGGTGGCATGCCAGGAGCGGGATCGGCGTCGCCCGCGTTCAACGCCGGCGCCGGCTATGCCTGCGACAAGTCGACGACGGGGGCCTTCCCTTACAGCAACGCCGCGGTGCAGAACTGGCTCGCCCGCATCTCCGGCCTCTCCTCGCAGCCGGGGACGATCATCCTCGCCGACCGCCTGTGGAGCTGCTCGGGCATGGGCTTCGCCAACTCGACATACACCGTCACGACGCCGGGGTCGCTGCCGGCACGCATCACCGACAACGGCGTCGGCTGCGAGCTCTGGGTCGAGCAGTTCGTCGCCGCCGGGTCGGCGTCGGGAACGCTCACCGCGAACTACCTCAACACCGCGGGCGCGTCGAAATCGGGCGTCCTCGGCGCCGTCGTCTCCGCTCCCGTCGTCGGACAGATGCAGCAGGTGCCGCTGCAGGCGGGCGACCTCGGGATCAAGCAGTTGACCTCCGTCACCAACTCGGCGACCTGGACCTCGGGCGGCTGGGGCATGACGATCTTGAAGCGCATCGCCGAGATCCCGATCGGCCAGTCGGGCATCAACACCGTCCTCGACTGGGCCGCCTGCCTCGCCGCGATCCCCGCGGACGCCTGCATCATGGCCTTCTTCTCGGCGCAGAACACCACCGCGCCGAACATCAGCGGCATCGCGGCGGTGATCGACAAGTGAGCGCCTGGGGCTACAAGGCCCTCCTTCGCGACCGCCACCTGGTGCGGCCGGCGTTCGATCACACCGCTGGATCGGCGGTGTCGGCCATCTCGCGGCAGATGTTCTTCGGCAGCATCAGCCGCGTGGGCACCAAGGCGCTCGCGGCCGGCCTGGTCGCTCCGGTGCCGACGGGCAAGGCGGCCGCGGCGGTGTCGACCGTGGCGATCACCACCTCGATCGGTACCGTCGCGGCGACGGGGAAGTCATCCGCGAGTGCCGGAACGCAGGCGCTCACCGCGGCGCGCGGGACCCTCTCGGAAACCGGCAAGGCGTCGACGCCGGCGAGCCCACAGGCGCTCTCGATCGCGCGCGGGACGGTGAGCCCTGCCGGGAAAGCCTCGGCCGCCGCAGCGACCGGGGCGCTCTCGGCCGCCGTTGGGACGATCACGCCGACCGGGAAGGCCTCGAGGTCGGCCGGGCCGGCTGCACTCAGCGCGTCGATCGGAACGGCGGCCGCTGCCGGGAAGGCGAGCACCACCGCCGGACCGCGCGCCCTGGCGATCGCGATCGTCTCGCTCACAGAGTCCGGCGGCGAGACGACGGCGATCCCGACGCGCGCGCTCTCGATGGCGATCGGGACCGTCACCGCCCACGGCGCGGCGGCCGCCGAGGCCGACCAGGTCGCCCTCAACCTCGCGAGCGAGGAGCCTGTGGTTTCCGGCCTGGCGCTGGTCGCCGTGCAGACGTCGGCGCTCACGCTGGCGATCGGCTCGGTCGACGTGCCCCGTGCGGTCAAGGCCCGGTTTCGCATCCCGATGGTGCAGATGTCGATCACCAGCGTCGAGGCCTCGGCGCGCGGAAGAGCGCTCGCCCACACCCGCACCATGCGGCTCACCGTTCGACGCTGGCAGGTCCCCGGAAACCGCGGCGACAAGAGGCTCGGCCACTGCCGCGCGACGGGGCGTTCTCTCGTCGCTGCGACGTCCTGCTGCATGTCGCTGTCGATCGGACACCTCGAAGCGATCGGGGTCCTGGACCCATGACCCAAGGAGAAGCGATGGTCGCCCGAATTCTTCCACGCCAGACCGCGTTGCCGTCGCTGCGCGAGACCGTGGACCAGGTCGCAACGGGGTGCCGCATCGCGGTTGCGGCCCTGAACGATGAAACCGATCGCATCGAGGAGTATTGCGATGTCGCCGACCGAGAGAGAGATGGAGCTGGCCGAGATGGTGGGGCGGCTGGCGAACGAGGTGATGGCCCTGATCCAGGTGATCGGGCGCCGTGAGCCGGCATTCGATCGCCTCTCGGGAACATTTGATCGCGTCCGCCAGGAGCTCGAGGTCCTGCGCTCCGAGCTTGAGGAGCGGGAACGCGAATGGATCGACACCGTCCGCACCTTCGATCGGACCGTCGCCGTCGTCGGGAAGGACGTCACCGACGTGCAGCACACCGCGGACAACATCCGCGAGAAGACCGGGAGCTTCCCGCTTGAGCCGCGCGAGGAGCACCACGGTGCGATCGGTGGCGCCATCATCGCCTTCGGGAAGCTGCCGGCCTGGCGCGTCGTCGTGATGCTGATCGCGCTCGCCCTGGCTCTCGCGTTCGGTGGACACGGAGCGATCAGCGCCATCGCCAAAGCTTTTTCTCTCTAGACCAAAGGAGAACCCATGCAACCGACCCTCGCCTGGATCAAAGCCAACTACGCCGCGATTCTCATCATCGCCGGCATCTGGTCGGCGATCGCCACCGCTCTCAACAAGACGAAGTGGCCGCGGCCGCCGGTGGGCTCGCCCAAGTGGAAGATCGTGCTGCATGCGATCCTCATCGACGGTCCCGCGTTCCTCCCGTCGATCGACATGCGGGGCATGTTCGGCGCGCCGTTCAACGTGCCGTTCGTCACGCTCTCGAATCACCCGGCACCGGTGGGGGAGACGCTCGACGTCAAAGAGGCGATCGCCAGCATCGTCAAGAAGGCGGGCACCGCGATCGCTCTGCTCTTCTTCGCCTCCGTCCTTTCGGGATGCGACTGGGATCCGATCGACCACAGCCCCAACCTTGCGCTGATCATCGCCGGCAGCTACTTCGCGTTCTGCATGGCAGCCTCCCTGTACAAGCGCCTGCGTACCGCAGCCACCTACGCGGCCCCTGTGGCGGTCGTGCTCTGCTGCCTCGCCGAAGGCTGCGCCGTCAACTGGCAAGCGCTCCTGAAGGACGGCGAGGCGTGCGCGGCTCAGGTCGCGGGCCAAGCGCTTGTCTCAACGATCAACGGCGTCATCGC